TTTGTTCCGGTGGTCGTGAATACAAAATCTTCTACAAGTGATGGAAGTAATTTAACTGTACCATCAAATACAAAAAATCCTCCCCCTGCTCCCATCCAAAATACTTTACCGTCTGCATAAACAGTTGCGTGTTGTCCTATACAACCACAGTTAGATCCAACTTGTCTAATAGAAAATGTAAATGGAGGTCCTACAAATTGCATAGTATACGCTGCTTGATCTGTTAAAATTAAGTTATAATCCTTACCTGATACTGCAGCTACAATTTTATTTCCTGTATCAAGTCTAAAAGTTCCTGCTGTGTTTACAGATGTTGGTTGATACACACTAAAATTTTCTTGATCACTAAATCTTATGAACATAGGATCTTGGGTAGTTGTATCACCTATTGTTGTTTCTGTACCAAAATGAACTACATGTCTATCCCTATCTGAGGTTATTGTTAATCTTGTTGCTGTTGGAGCACCAGTCATTAAAGTTGCTCTTACTGTTAAAGGATTTGATACAGCTGGATTCCATACAAATGTTTTACCGTCTTTAACTGTTGCAACTAATTGTTGCCCAAAGTTATCTAAAGACCAACTACCAGGATCAAGAATAACTGTTGAACTTGTAGTACCAGATCCCCAAGTACCTCTTCCCCATGTTCCTGTGCCCCAACCATAACCATAAGTTTGTATAGTAGGACCAATTTCTTCATAAGGATTTATACTAGCACTACCTGCGGTAGACATACCCGTGCCTGTTTCATTTGTCTTCATTTGAATTGTAAAAGTGCTAGTTGTAGGCACCGTCAAAATTTCAAAAGTAAAATCTGTAAAGTTAGCTGTTGTGTAACCAGTTGCTCCCCCTCCTGGTAATGTAACTGAAGTAAATGTAATATATTCTCCTACATCAAGTCCATGACTTGATTTTGTAACTGTAACTGTATTTGAGTTTTGTGTAGATGTAAATGTTGCTCCAGTAATAGCTGTAGCTAATGGTGTAACATCATAAAATTTATCTTCATAATAAATGTATAATGCTTTTGATGTACCAAGTGCTGCATATCTGTTACCCTCTAGATCTGTCCAAGTATGTTGTGCACGTGTAGGACCAGATATTGTATCAGTCCCTATCGCTTGAAACCCACCAATTTTTTCTGGTTGTCCATATCTAAATCTTACAAAATCACCATCTATCCACTGACCCTCTGCGCCTGATGGTGTATCTGCTTTGTTAAATCCTGGGACTATTTGTACATTTCTTAAAGGCATAAGCCATTTTACAACATTTTAAAGGTTTATCCAAGTCGCAGGGTTAGGTATTAAAATCTCACTTACTTTATTTTTTTTAGAAGTCATAATAATATCACCACTTATTGATATTCTTGGAGATTTTTCTTCTGTCTTTTGAGTTCCGTGTTTCAAGGAACTTGGAAATATTATTAATTGACCAGGCTCATTATTTATTAATAAATTTTGATGATTTTGTTCATTCCACTCTGTAGCTTCTGGCATATAAAATCTTTGTGACGGTTCATAAAATGTAATAGATGAATGATTTTTATTTTTAAGAACATAATAAACAAAACTAAAATGACTAGCTCCATGATCGTGAGCAGATATATGATCTCCTTTATCAGTGTACGCTACCCATGATTTTGTAATAAAATAATCAACGTTTTTATATTTTAATTTATTTAAAAATTTATTTAAATTTATTTTTAATTCATCAAAAAAGTTTTGAAATTTTTTATTTAATTGTAATTGATCTCCATATAAAGATTCAAAAGAGTCTAATTGTCCTGCTTTATCTGATGTAAAAGAAAACCCTGTTTGATGTGATTTAAAATATTTATTTCTATATTCTGGGGGACAAATATCTTTTTCAATAATAGGTATTAATTCTTTATTTATTTTTTCAAAATTATTTAATTTTGATATACCTATAAGTGAGCCAAGAATCCTAGCTGTCTCCATCTAAAACACCTTTAGTGTCAAACCAAATATAACTATTTAGTTTGGATAATAATTTTTCCATATCATTATCCTTTACCACATATACAAGTGTTTCTGTACAAAAATCTTTTATAGCTTCGTATCTATGATGACCATCAATTAATACATTGTTATTAATAACTAATGGACATAATAAACCATTTAACTTAATATCAATTTCAAGTTGATCTATAAGTTCTTGATTATTATTAGATTGATTAGGTTTAATATCTTTTATATTACACTTTTGTATTATTGAATTAAATACAATTTTTTTAGGTTTAAGAAACACCTATTGTACACGAATAAATCTATATTGAATTTCTCCACTACCACCATTACCACCACTTGTACGGCCACCAGTGACTTGTGCAGCTCCTCCTCCTCCGCCAGATCCTCGTGTTCCAGCCGCCCCACTTGTACCAGATCCCGAAGAAGATCCACCTGATCCTCCTGCAACATTTCCAGAATAAGAATCAGCACCATCAGCTCCACTAATTCGACAGTTGTCTCCACCACAGTTACCATTACCTGATATATCTCCGACAGCACCATTACCAGATTGATTGAAAGTTCCAACTGGTCCACCATTTAAACTTGATACATTTACATTTGTACCACTTGAGTTTTTAAAAGTTCCAGAAGTTATTGCAGTTGCAATACCAGAAGCAGTTCCTGCTGTGCCTGCTGTGTTAGTTCTTAGGGGTCCTTTAACACCTCCGTTCAATCCACTAGATCCACCACCACCTCCAAGAGTAAATAAAGCTCCAGCACTTGATCCAGATAATGTAGTGCTTGTTCCACTACTTGCTGAAAGATTAAATTGATTACCACCATTATTTGCAGCTCCACCAGCACCAATAGAAAAACTCATTGTTTCTCCTGCCGTAACACTAAAGACTTTATCTGATATAAATGCACCAGACCCACCACCAGGCCCTTGTGATTCACCTCCTGCTTTATCATAGTCTGCTCCTTTAATAGATCCTCCGCCTCCACCAACTGCAGCTTGAATATGAATTGCGTTAGCTTGAGCAGGAACTGTAAACGTTCCTGAACCTGAAGACTCTGTTACAAAAGACGTAGCTCTAAATGCACTGAATACTAATTTCCAAACACCCGATACTTTACCATAAATTTCATCAGCTTCTTCCCAAACACCTGATACTTTTGCATAGGCATTTTGTACTTCCTGAAATGTTCCAGAAACTTTAGCAAAAGTATTAGCCATTTAAAATCCTATGAATATTTAAACCAAATGTCTCCATCACTTCCTCCAGATGGATTTGATGTACTTATTGTAAATTTTCTTTCTAACTTGGCTGCCGTAATTGCATTATCAGCTATTTTGGCTGTGGTCACATTTATATTTGATATATTTGAAGTTTGAATTGCATTACTTGCTATTTGCGCATTCTCAACTGCATCATTTGCTATCTTTGCATTTGTCACTGCATCATCAGCAATTTGAGCTGTTCCAATAGTTCCTCCCAAAGAATCTAAAGAGATTTCTGTTAAGTTAGTTCCGTCAGAATATGCTGCATATATTTTAGCTGCATCAATAGTAAAACCAGATCCAGATGCAGTTTTAATTGTAAGGTTAGTTGGATTAGTAATTGAAGTACAATCAAATATATAAAATTTTTCTATTGAGTCTGGTATTGTAACTGTTGTTGCACCAGATAAAGTAATGGTAGCAAATTTAATAACCATGTTTCTTGCAGTAGAAATAGAAGCATTACTCATAACTAAAGCAGTTGTAGAACCACTTGAAAGAGAAATTGATTGAACACCTGCTATTGCTTGTTGAACAAGTTCAAGGTTAGTATTTGTTTTAGTTCCCCATGTACCCGAGTTTTCACCCGTAGCCATAAGTTCAAGTTTAAGATCTGACGAAAATGTTGATGCCATAATTTTGTATTATACCTTGTTTAAGCAGCCTTATCAACTTCAGTCCAAGTATTTGATACACCTTTACTTACTTCAGTCCAAGTATTTGTAACACCTGGATCTATTACTGCCCATGCAGTTATGAAAGGAATACCAACACTTCCTGTCAATTGTATTCCTGTAGGAGTAACATTTGCATCTGCCGTGATTGATGCAATACTACCAACTGATGTAGTTAACTGTTGTCCGGTAGCCGTGACTATTGTATTTGGAGTAATTGTTGATTGTCCAAGACCCGCTGTAATTTGTTGTCCATTTAATGTTACTGCAACATCTATTTTAACACTTGTTGAACCAATAGAAGTATCTATTGTATGATCAGTACCAGTTACAATAGTTACATTACCTCCTGCACTTACAGAATAAGTACCAATAGTAAATCCTAACTGTTGTCCACCTAAAGTCACCTCAACATTAGGTAATATTTGTTGACCTATATTTGAAGTTAATTGTATTCCAGTTACCTGCGCTGTAGCATTAGTTCCACCTAATGCTGCTATAGGAGACTGAGCTATTGCGGTTATCCCAAGCATTTATTAAGATCCTTTTTTTAGTTCGTCTATTTCTGCTTTTAATTCTTTTATTGCATTGACTAACACTGGTACTAAATGTTCGCCTTTGTATTTTAATTTATCAGGTTGTTCATTATCAATAATAACATTATCAGAACCCTCAAGTTCAAGTATGTCTTGTGCTAAAAATCCATAATGCTTAGTACCAATTGGAGTGTCGTTTTCTCTTGATTTTTTAAATTTAAAACTGACTGGTTTTAATTTATCTACAAAATCTAAACCATGAGGTACATCTGCAATTTCTGTTTTATCTCTTAAATCTGATGTTACTGTTAAAGCAACTTTAGCATATAAATTTGTAATACTGTTATTACCTAAAACTATTCTATTATCTTGAGATGTAACTGTAAAAGGAGAATCACTTTTACCGGCTCTATGACCAAGTAATGTATTATTATCTCCTGTTGTTAAAGTTTGTCCAGCTAATCTACCTACTATTGTATTACAAGATCCAGTAGTGTTATCTTCTCCTGCATCTAGTCCTATAGCTACATTACAAAAACCAGTGGTATTATTAAACAAAGAATTATTACCAATAGAAACATTATTACAGCCAGTTGTGTTATCAAGTAAAGCACCTTTTCCAACTGCAACATTGTTTGAACCTGTCGTGTTTTCACTTAAACTTGACGTACCTACTGCTGTATTAAAATCTCCTGTAGTATTAGCATCTAAAGCAACTCTACCTAAAGCTACGTTACAGCAACCTGTTGTGTTAACAACTAAAGCCTTTGTACCTATGGCAGTGTTTTTACAGCCTGTTGTGGTTTGTGCTAAAGCACAGACACCTATAGCTACGTTTTGACCAGCCGTTGTGTTATCACATAATGCTCTATATCCTATTGCTACGTTTTCGGTTCCTTCTGTGTTATCTTCTAATGTAAAACTACCCGCAGAAACATTTAAAGTTCCTGTTGTAGTAGTTTTTTGGGAACAAAAACCAATTGCTACATTGTTATGTGCTGTTGTAGCAGAATTTAAAGCACAAGCTCCAATTGCTGTATTTTGCAAACCTGTTGTGTTTGTCTTTAAAGCATCTAATCCGACTGCTGTATTATTACTTGCTGTTGTGTTTGAACATAGAGTTTGAATACCTACAGCTGTATTACCAGCACCTGTTGTATTGCTTGTCATGGTATAAGGACCAACTGATGTGTTATTACCACCTGTTGTATTTGTACATAATGCTCTTCTACCTACTGCTACGTTATCTGCTCCAGTTGTAGTAAGTTTCATAGCACTATTACCTAGTGCTGTATTACCCTCTGGTGTTGTTGCAGTTGTTAAAGCACAAAATCCTAAAGCAGTTTGACTATGACCTGTTGTAATAGCTTGTCCAGCTAAAGAACCTACTGCAACATTTCCTTGAGCTGTCGTATTAGACCTCAAGGCACATCTACCTACTGCTGTGTTGTTATCTGCTGTTGTATTACATTGTAAAGCATTGTTTCCTAATGCTACATTACTTTCACCCTCTGTGTTTCCCAACATAGAGTTTTTACCAACTGAAGTATTATTTGCTCCTGTAGTATTGGCTATTAAAGCCTCTCCACCTACTGCTGTATTGTCTGATCCTGTTGTATTAGCTTTTAAAGAACAAGTACCTACTGCTACGTTAGTTGCTCCTGTTGTATTAGCTAATAAAGCATTAACTCCCAATGCTGTGTTATCATTAGCTGTTGTATTAGCACCTAAAGCTCCTTGACCAACTGCTGTATTTTTTTGACCTGTTGTGTTTGCATCAAAAGATTGTCTACCAACTGCTACGTTATTTGAACCTGTAGTATTATTTTGACCACTACTTGAACCAACAAAAGTGTTATTTGACCCTGTAGAATTACTTAATCCTGAAATATAACCAAGAGATGTATTTTCAGTCCCAGAAGTAATACATCTTAAAGATGCGTTTCCTAAAGCTGTATTAAGATCACCTGAAATTGTACCATTACCACACATAGCAAGATAACCTACTGCGGTTTGACTGCTACAAGTAGTGTTATTAAATAAAGAACAAAAACCTACTGCTACATTATTACCACCTGTAGTATTTGATTTAAGAGCTAATCTACCTATAGCAACATGATTATCTCCTGTTGTATTTGTTTGTAATGCACCATTACCTAAAGCTGTATTGTCGTTTCCTTCTGTGTTTGCTTCCATAGCATTACCA